AAAACGATGCAGAACATAGAAAAGAAGCATTAAAAGTAGCAGAGGATAACATCAAAGCATTAATGGAAAACAAACCATTTGAAAGATGTTTCACTGATGTAGAAGAAAAGTATAGGAATAAACTAACAGGTAATAGAGTGTTAGATAGTGTCTGCAGTTTTTGTTCTTTTAAACAAGAATGTTGGGGTGATAAAATAGAATACTTGCCTCAGCAAGTCTTCGATAGTGAAGGCAAACCTCGTTCTAAAAGTCCTAGATATTATTGGTATACTCATGTAGCAGATAGAGGAAACAATAATGACAAAGAAAAAGAGTAAGATAGATGACGGCATTGTCATACTAATCAAACCCCATACCAAGGGTAAATTTGCAGTAGGTTTAACTACTGATTATATCGCCGATACTCCCGAAAAAGAAATGTGTAAGCTTGTAGCTCTAGGTGTAGCACAGGCTGTCTTAGAAGACCCCGACCCTTTTTATGAAAGAGGTATTGAGCTTTCTGCAAAGATGGATAATATTGATATAACTGATGCAAAAGAGTTTATAAAAGAAACAGATGAAAGTAATATCATTGACCTAACAAAATATTTAGATGTAAAAAATCTAAACTAGGAGGATAGATGAAACATAATTCTAATTTTAAACATGATTTAGAATGGGGCAAACAAGGTGAAGTAGTCGTTGGAGAAATACAAGAAGGTCAGAAGACAGAAGTAAAATCAGAAAGAGATAAGTGGATTACCACAGGCAACCACTACTGTGAGTATCAAAGCAGAGGAAAAGATAGTGGTATTAAAAAAACAGAAGCTGAATGGTGGACTATAAATTTTTATAGCGGCGATAGATTTTGTTTTAATCTAACAGTAAAGACAGATGATTTAAGAAGTATTATAGATGCTAATAATTTTAAATCAGTTCCGGGGGGAGATAGTAATACCTCTTGGGGATATCTTATACCTATTAATAAATTAATTGACTTTAATAATTATGTTTAATGATAATGAATACGAGTATGATATTGACTTTGAATACTTTAATAAACTTGATACTCATGAAATGTATGGTGAACTAATGTGGATTATAGATAATGACGGAAGATTAATTGATAGAAAATTATGTAATGATTCTATAAACTTGAAACAACTCATTCATATTCTTTATATTGGTATACTTGGAAGGTCTGATATAAAATATATATTGTTTAAAGCAGCAAATAAAATAGCTTTATTAGAAAAGTATATTACAAAACAATTTAATGAGGATGATATTGTGTACGAAGATAAGATATACACTATAGAAAAGGAGTTGTTAGATATGATAGATACAGAAAAAGAATATGAAAAAAGATATGATTATTTAAAAGAAAAATATGGAGTAGTTAAATGAAAACTGAAGATATACTAAGTGACGCATCAAGATTAGTCTCTGGAGACAGAGCAAAAGCTTATGGAGATAAGAAGATACTCCATGATAAGATAGCTAAGATGTGGTCTGCATATACAGATTGTAATATAAATGCAGAACAGGTAGCTATGATGATGGCTATATTAAAAATAGCTAGAACAACAACAGGAAGTAGTTCCGATAGTTATACAGACGGAGCTGCATACATTGCAATAGCAGGAGAAATACATGACCAAAAATGAAAAACCTCAACAAAAGAACTATGTACTAAGCGAAGAGCAGAGAAATACTCTACTACAATACTTAGCCAATAGACCTTTTATTGAGGTTCAAAAACTTATAAACTTATTAGCAGGACTAACAGAAATCAATGATAACATCTCCCCAAACTTTATCAAAAAGTAAAGAGACATTTGTTTTATATAGTTGTAAAATATCTTACTCCCGAATAGATGGAAACCTTTATTGGGATGAAGAAACTATTAATACAAAAGAATTAATAGAAGATTTTAAAAAGAAGTATGGGACTAACGAGCCATATTCACAAGATAAAAAACTACTAATACCTTTGCCTCATATACTTAAAGCATTGATAACTCATTTAAAGAATGAGTACAATCATTCTTATACTAGTACCCAACAACTATTAAATAAATTAACTAGCTAGTTCTTCCATTCTAGAAGACAAGTCTTTTGCCCTGTTCGGGGTTTGCCTTGCCCACTTCGAATCGAGCATCTCGGATGCAGCTACTCTGAATGAGTGGTTTCGCAGAGCAAGAATCATGTTCTTAAATTTACTGACACCTGTAGCTCCCATTTGGAAAATCATTTCACATAATATTCCCTGAGCCTTTAAAGGTATGTCTAAATTATTATCAGCACATAGTCTTTCCATACTATCCCATGCTTTGTTAAAGTCTTGTTCAAATACCTTATCCCAACCTTCTTTGGTTGTAGGTACATCTTCTCCATCCATGATGCGGTGACCATAGCCCCCTGTTAAGAATCCTTCTGTGCAGAGGTAGGGGTCTAGTCTATAGCCTTCATGCTCCTTAATTCGTTCCATCAGTTCATCTTTAATTACATCTACCATAGTTTACTCCTATTTTTTCTTACTAATCATACCCTTGATACCAGGTGCTGCTCTAACCCCTAGAGATACAGAACAGGCCAAATATAAAAGATGACGATAATATTCAGGTAAAGTTGCGAGTACCTCAAAACCTTCTTTTATATGTGGTCGTAAAGGTCCGATAAATACACAAATTGCAGGAACCATCAGGGCTAGTAAAACAAACTCGTCTTTCCACGACCCTTTCATTTGGTCTACGGCTGATGCCTCCCATGCAACTTTTCCTGCTATCTGTTGCTCTTTTAAAGCCTTAGTTGCTTTTATCTCAGTAAGTTTTAAATCTGCCTTTGCCTTCTTCGTCTCAACGAAACCTTTGACTGTATCCCCTACTATATTAGCAATGGGGCCTATTAACATATTGAACATAGTTCCTCCTATCTGTTGTTTCTTAAATTTAATACTGCTTCTGATTCTACAATTTCTGCAGGAGATATACCCTCTAGTCTACCTCCAAATATCATTGCTTGTTTTTGCATTTCTATTGCTATCTCTGCTACCTTTTCATCAAACTCTTGCATTGTTATTTTATCAGCCAGTAATTTTTTCTCTTCATCTCTAATCTGTTCTTCTAATTTTTTTATAATATTTGTAAATTCTTTTTCTTTACCTACTGTTAAAGTATCTAATGTTCTATCTGTTATTTTTATACCAAAAGCATTTAATATTGCTTGCCACTCTGGTTCTTTAACGCTAAATGCTGATACATTTTCTACTCCAGGTCTTGACCTATTTATTCTAGCTGTAGAGTATGAACCTGGTAAAAAAGGAAAGTTAGGGATTAGTTTTGTTGCTATTCTAGTTATAGCTCCTTTTAAATTTTGTACTGCATTGGCATGTCCTAAATGTGTATCATCCATTTTTTTTCTAAACAAATCTACCCCCGCTAGTCCAAACAAGACATCACCACCGATTCCAAAGCTAGGTTGTAAAGGTGCAGGAAGACCTGGTATGATACCCTCACCTAATTCTAAAGTATCACCTCCAGGAAATAATCTTTTAACATTTATATATTTTGATGCACCATCTTTACCTTTAAATGGTAGTTTAATTTCATTATTAGGTAGTATAGGTATGCCTAATATATTTCCTGCTCTGTCTTTTGGAAGGAGTTGTCTTTCTATTTCAGCATCTCCTCCTCCCATTGTCTCTCCAATTTTATTTAATCCATATCCTAAGGCTGCATATTTAGCATATTTCCAAGGTCTTACCACTGCTGTTTCTGCTAATAAAGGTATTACTCTATAAGTAAATGCTAAAAAAGGAGTTGCAGAATTTCTTAGATGGTTTATTACAGGAGCATCTATATCGTAATCTATAAACTGTTTTCTAGCAAACATAGCTGCATCACTAGCACTATATCCTTGTTGCATTTTATGAATAAAAGCATTTAATCTAAATATATGGTCTTCTACTCTGTACCAGTTTTCTAGAGTTCCTGTTATTTTATTTTTTCTTACTGCCTGATATACTCTTCCTGCTATATCTGTTGCATTTCTCCACTCTGTCTTAGTTGCATCGTATCTATATGCATCTTTAACAGCTTTAAAATCAAATGTTTTAAGTTCTCTAGCTATAAAGTCAGCGTCAAATACTCCAAATTTTTGTGCTAAATATACTACTGATGACTTAGTGGGTTTGCTACTATTATGTTCTGCTAATAGTTTAAAAGAATTAATTAGTCCTCCACCTTTTCCAGTGCCTACAAATAAAGGTATATCTCCCATATCTGAAAAGAAAATATTACCAAATATATTATTAACATGAACTGTGGGGTTCCATGCTGTTTTAGAAACTTTCCAAAGTCTATTAAGTTTTTGATAATATTTATAAAAGTCTTTACCAGATGTTTCTCTATATTTATTTGCATTTAATAAATTTAAATACACTTCTTTTAATACATACTTACCACTTAGTGAGCCATATCTTTTTGTTTTAGTATCTGTTATATTAGTATCTGGCATTTTATAGTAGCCACTTTTATTCATCTCATCTTCTGATAAACCTTTAAATTTTTTATCTAAAACATAATTATCACCATCTTTTACATACGCAGTTAGCTTTGGTGTTTTAAATATATCATCATAAAATTTATATTGAGATATTGTTGATGCCATATACTGACCAGTCAATTCTATTGCTGCTGCTGCATCTTCTATCTCGTGCTTTGCTAATCTTTGTGCTTTAGTGTATTCCCATCTTATAACTTTTTTCTTTATTCCATCTTCTGTAACTTCATCAAATATTTCCCAACCTCTATGAGGAACCATTGTAGGCTCATCTTTTCCACCTCTTATCATTACTGGAGTGCCGTCTTCATTAAAAGCTTTTTCATTTTTGTATATCTTATTATACTCATCATCTGTTACTTTTTTAACGATACCTCTAGGTTTTAAATCATCACCAATTTTTGGTATGTCATCTACATTGTCATATACTCTTCTTAAATAAGAGTTTATATTCTTTTGAAATACATCCTTATCTAATAGACCAAAGTCATGATACATCTGACCATACTTTGTTATAATATCTCTAGCTTCTTTGGATAAGTTTTTTATTTTACTTGATTCTACTTTTACTAATTCTTCTCCCTCTAACATATTGTAGAGTATTTTTCTTTCATCCATATTTAAAAGCTTTGCTTTTTTTACTAAATCTGCAAATTGGTCAGCGATTGTACCACCTAATCCTTGTGCCTGTTGTCTTAGCTTAGTAAATTCTCTAGGTAAATTGTACTTATCTATAAACTGTCTTCCTAAAAACTCAGTCCATGTCATACTTATTTCTTTACCTGCATCTTGTTCTGTTCCGGGCTTAACTTTTTTTAATCTTTCAGGACCAAAACCAAAACTTTCTCTTGTCAATGCTCTAAATCCTAATAGACCAAATACAGCTCCTGTTACTGCTCTTCCTAATCTAGATGAAAAAGGGTCTGTAAAACTTATTATAGGTGCTTCATCATCTACATTAAACCCATATAAACCACCTGCTGCAGAAGTTGCTCCTTGTCCTGTAGCTAACTTTTGAAATGTAGGTCTACCTATTTTTTCTTGATAGGGTTGTGCTATATACTTATTAAAAAAACTTTTAGGACCACCTAAATACATACCTTTTCTAGGTAAGTTTTTTCTAACTAAATCTAAATCATCTTTGACTACAGTCTTTTGTATGTCTGCAGAAGGGTCTCCTATTTTTTCATCAGGTCTTTCAAAAACAGTTCTTTTCTTTTCTTTTGCTATAACTACTTTATCACCCTCTTTTACTCCTTCTACAGTTTTAGCCTTACCTTCTAACTGGACTTTTGTCATTCCATTTACATAAGCTTTTTTAGGATTAACATGTTTTAAATTAAAAATAGTTCCTATAAATCCTTCAGGGTCTGGCTGTCCTATAGGTGTAATAGCCTTCTTACTTCCTGTAACTTTTATTCCTAAATTTCTTAATGCACCAAATGTAGGTGCTAATACACCTCCACCTATTGCACTTAGTCCTGCCTGTTCACCTCTAGTTATTTTACCGCTACCAATAATACTATCTTGTTCTTCATCAACATATCCTGCAGCTCCTGCTATAGCCCCAGAGACCATGCCGTATTTACCCATAGTATATAATGTTTTTGCTTTACCGAATGGTATTAACCAAGAAGCAGGGTCTAGAATAGCACCTGCGAAATAAGCTACTTTAACTAGATTTCCGTTTTCACCTTGCATGGCTTTTACTAATTGTTTTTGTTCTCTAGCCATTTCTTTTTGGTCAAATCCTTTTCCTGTTATTTGACTAAGACCTCTAGTTGTATCTAATAAACCTAATTTAAAAGCAGTTCCTACTCCTACTTTTTTACTCTCTGAATCTAAATCACTATAATCATAATCTTTCTGCTGTTTTTTACTTGTCTTATATTCTAAAACACTGTCACTACCATCATCACTCATATTAAAAAAGTTTCTAGTAGGTTGAGTAGAGGGAGTTGATGATTTTTTTATTGTTAATTTATCGGAGGGGGTAGTAAAAAATTTACTCATTTACTTCTACTAAATCATCTAGCATATTTAAAAAGCCATTATATACAAAAACATCTCCATAATTATCGTTGATATATCCTTGTTTTAAAATATCCATTGCTAATGCTTCTTTAGTTATTGATATTCCTTGACCTAGTAATACTTGTTGTGCCTTTTCTATTTTCTCTCTAACTGTAGCTACATCTTCTACTCCAACTACATTTCCTACCTCTTTAATAAATTCATTATCAGTATAAGTATTAGCAGTTTTAAATCTTCTAGAATTAAAATATGTTTCGAAATTTTTATTAACAGTATCTTTTATAGTAAAATAATCTGGACCTGCTGTGTTAAAATCTACTCTACCTGTTGTTGGTGAAGCTATTGATTCAAATCCTCCTTCTACGGGGTCTGATTCTCTTAAATCTCTACCTCCAACAGTAGACATAATTTGTTCTCTTTGTGGTTGAAATCTTTTATCTACCATACTTTGAACTCTTCCTATTAATGTATTGGCAGTTGCTTCACCCATATTATTTTGATTTACAAGACCACTTTTAATTCTATCAACATCTAGATTATATCTTTTATCAACCATCTCAGAAAAATCACCATCCGATAGTTTAGCTTTTGTTTCATCAGGTAAATTATTATATTCACTCTTTATAAGTGATAATTGTTTTGTTCTATCTTCGGGTGCTAAATCTGCAAGACCTGCTAATTGTTCTATGTTGCCATAATAATTAAATAAGTATTTACCAAATGCACCACCACCTGCACTATCAGCTAATGCTATAGCCTTATCGTAGTTATTAGAAACAGTATTAATTTCTTCTTGTACTTCTTCTTTAGCTTCTTTTAATATGGAAACACTTTCCTTTCCAATCTGTTCAGCTTCTTCAAAGATATTAACACCTTCTTTTACTGCACCTTTTAACAAAAAAGTTGGTTTAATAAATCCCATTATTTATCTCCTTTTTTTCTAGACATAATACCTTTTGGCTTTTCTTTAATAGCCTTCTTTGCTTTCTTTATTGTTTTATCTGTAGGCACATATCCTCTAGATTTATATAGATTACTAATCATAGCTTCTGTTTCATTTCTTTTAGGTCTTGTTACTTTTAGTTTAGATATACCTGCAGCCTTACCTATTTGTAATATCATCTTTTGAACTATCGGCGTTAGAAGAACTGCGGAGTCTACACTAAAAGCCCCCTCTACAAATCCTGAAAAAATTATTACTCTAGTTACAGACTCTACTGAAACACCTGCTTCTAATAATATTATAACTCTTTTTAAAGAATCTTTTCTATTTAACTCTCTCCAGATATGTATTGATGCCTTCTCTAAACTAGGAAATCTAGCAGGATTTTCCCAAGGATAATTCTTAGGTGTATCTGTTAAAGATTGCCCTGGTATGGGAGCATCAAAAGGATTTGATTGTCTTTCCATTATACATTCCTCTTTGGTGTGTATGAAGGTGGGCTTTGTCTTTCTATCAACTCTCCATACATGTTTGATAATAATCTATCCCAGTTACTATATAACTCTTCATAATTTACTGCTTCAGTTGCTCTTACTTCACCTGCTTCTACAGGTGCTAAACTATCTCTTTTAAATCTACTAAAATCAATTCGACTTCTTCTTTGTGCTGCACTTTCTCCATATACAGTTCCTGTATCTTCTTTATTACTACTCATAATAGTATCTAAAACTTGCGCTCCCATCATGACTGTTTGAAATAATGACATCTTATCCTCCTATAACTTGGTTAGCAAATATCTTTACACCTAACTGTCCTAATAAACTATTAAGTTCATTTTTGCCTTGTTCATCAATTAATGCTAATTCTGTTTCTCTTTCTAGAGCAGCAATAGCTATGTTATGTGCTCGTTCCCTTTCATTTTCTGCTGATGTATTTACCCATGATGCTTCATCTCTCCACTGTTGCCATAATGCAGATAGTGCAAAATTAGATATATTCAATAGGTTTTGTGCATCTGTTTGATTGGCTGCATTTATAGCGGCGGTATTTGCTGTGTTGATACTTCTTCTCCATGTCACATTTGACTGGTCAATTAATCTTTGATTCTCTACATTAAATCTTTGTCTTTGGTCTTCTAGTTGTGTATTAAACTGATTGATTGCTGCTTCTCTTTGTGCATTAGCTTCTGATACACCTATTTCATTTTGTGCATTTTGTGCTGATATTCTATTCTTTTCAGCAATAGCATATTGATTCATTGCATCTTGTCTTGATGCGTTGTTAGTATTTATTTGTGTTGCAAGACTTGCAAAGAACTGGTCAGTTTGTTGTTGACTCTGGGCATTAAACTGCAATGCAGCATTAGAAGCTGCTTGGTCTGATAGCATTGTTTGTTGTCTAAGTTGGATGTTGGTTAGACTAGCTTGTTGTCTATTAGATAGATTAGCAGTATCCATCTGAAAAGATTGTTGTGCATTTAATACTGCTGCTTGTTGTCTGTTATTTAAGTTCTGAAATATTGCTTGTTGATAGAACTGTGCATCTTGTTGTGCAATCGGTATAGATGCCTGTATTAAACCTTGTGCTAGTGCTTCTGCAGCTATACTAGATGCTCCTAATCCTCTTTGTTGCATAGCGGCATCAACTAATCTTTTGGCCCCTGATGCAAATGCAGGTATAGGCTTACCCTCATCAACTGCTGTATTAATAGCTTCTGATATATTAGCTAATTGACCTTGAACTGTTGCTTCGGGTGGTAATGCAGTTAGGTCTTGTTGTTGAGCAACCATTGGTGCAGATACTGTACCTTGTGCTGCTTCCATTTGAGGTGTCGTTGCACCTGTTACTGCAGAATAAGTAGGTACTGTAGTTGCTGTTTGTTGTGCTACTGTAGCTGATGCAGGAACTGTTTGAGCTGTTATTGTAGGAGCAGTCGGTGTGGTTGGAACTGCTGCTGCCTGAGTTCCTGTTAATCCTGGAGTTGTTTGTAATGTAGCATCGGTTGGAGATTGAAGAGCAAGTCCTGGCATTACGGATGTGCCAGTAGGCAGACTAGGTTGTCTCATTGCAGCACCAACTTGTGCTTGTACTACTTCAGAAGGGTCTGTTAGTGTAGGTTGAGGTGTTATAGGTTTAATTCCTTTGTCGTCACCCATATCTACTGGCCTACTTAAATCTGGTAAATTCTCTCTAAAGGTAAATTCTTGTCCTTGAAATTCACCACCTTGAAAATCTGTAGGGACTTGATATCTTCTTCCCTCTTTGTCATATACATATCTGTTTCCATCTTTAGGCATTACTGCTGTGTAAGGCATTTGCCCTGGACCATATCCTACTTCTATTGCCATTAGTTATCTCCGTTAATTAAGTATGCTTCCATCCACATAATCTTTTCTTTAATAATAGCTATGTCTGTTTGCATCTGTGTAATTTTATCTACTTTAGTTTCTACCGCCGATAGTCTTTCACTCCACATGCCCCATGTCATAGCAAAACCACATATCATAACAAGGTAAGGTGCAGCTACTTTAATATCTATCTTCATTATTTACTCTTGGCGGACATACCGCTTAAAGGGTTGTTTAATGCTTTATCTATTTTTAGTTGCAAGTCTTTTTCTAGTTCTTTTATACTGTCTTCAAACAATCTAAGTTCCTCTCTTGTTTTGTTTTTGATACTATCCACCAAATCTTCTAGATGTCTTTTATCCATTTGGAGTTGCCTTACGTCACCCTTTAAATCGTCTTTAAGTTCTTTGGCAGTTTGGGCTACTAAGGTTACTTCTTCTAAAATCATGGACATTTCTGTTTTAATTGTTTCTAATTGTTGTTCAATTAGTTCTAATCTTTTATCCATTTCAGCTTTACCTAATTCTATTTTCTTATCAAAACCACTAAGGTCAGGAGCTACAAAGTCTTGTACTTGTTGCTTCATATCCAAGTAGTCATCATAAAATTTATAAGCTGACCAACCACCACCAATGATTGCACCTATCAAAGATAGGATAATAAAAAATTTACCACCAGAAAATTTAACTCCCTGATATTCAATACTGGCCATTTATCATATCCTCCATAGTGACATCTTGTGCTAGTTGAAATAAGAGACCATATTGGTCTTCTATTGTTTTGTTTAAGTATTCGTTAACATTGGTATCAACTATTGTTGATTGTGTGTCAAAGAATGTTTTTGTATTGCCAAGTATTTGCATAACAATTAATGTTTTTAATTGATTAGATTCATCGTACCTAGCTTTATCATCAATCTTTTTTACTATTTTAGTTGCAGCTTTTTCTTTTGCTGTGGGTTCTTTTACAGGCTTCTCAGTTTCTTCAACTTCTTCCTGTTGTACTTCTTCTTGTTCTGCACTATCCTCTGTTTCCATAGCGGGTTCTTCAGTAGCTTCGCTATCGGGTTCTGGTTGTTCTTCTGTTGGTTGTTCATCATTTGTTTCTTCTACTTCAACAGGTGCTTCAGGTTTATCTTCTATACTAGCAATTTCCATTTCCGGTTCAGACATTTCCATTTCTAACTCTAATTCAAGTTCCATTTCCATTTCAATTTCTACAGTAGCAACCTCAGGTTCTGGTATATCTAATTTAAAGTCATCCATTTTAAAGTCTAACTCTATCTCTTGCATTTCTACTTCTACTGTTTCGTAGCTTACTTCTTCTGTCTCAGGTTCTATGGGAGTAAAATCAATATCACCATCATCAAAACTAATTTCATTAAACTCAAATACTTCTTCTACAAAATCTAATTCTGTTGGGTCAAATATATCTAAATAGTATATTTCTTCTATTGTGGTAATTTGTTGAGTAATTATAGTATTAATTACATTATAAAATACATCTACTGTAACATCATCGAATAGTGGACCAACTGCTAGATTAATATCTCTACCACCAATTTCAATAGTTAATTTATTTAAAACACCACTGAAATCGAAAGAACCATTGTATGATTGGTAACCTGATGCAATGCCAGATTCAGACAAGATGTCAGTACCTGAAAAGACTTGGCTAGTGCCGTTAAGTCCTGTAATGTGCATGTATATTCTATCTTGAGCATCTTGCTTGTCAACCTCTATTGTGTATTTTACTTCCCCACCTTTATCAATATTTAAATCAGAAATATCGACAGTTTGTATAAAGGTTGTACCCATTCCTGCAACACCCATCGTAGAAGTGTTATTACCGCTTCCTGTTATACTAGCACATTTATCAGACCCTAATCCATAACAAGCGTTTCCTGTTGGCATAGTGGCAGGTCCTTGTCCTCCCCAGTCAATATCCATATCCCCTTCTTTACTAGAAGATACATAACCATTTGTTCCGTCTAATATATTACCTGAACTTTCATTAGTGACTGTGGTTGTTGTTGTAGTCGTAGTGGTAGTCGTGGTCGTGATTATCTCTGTGCCTTTATCTTCTTCAGTTATAACAATACTTTCTTCTTCTGCAATTGTTACTCCAGGAGTACAAAGACCTTCTACATCAGGTAAGCAAGTATTAGCCTTTAAAGAAAAGGGTAGTATTAATACTAAAATTAATACAAACCAAATAAGAATGTCCTCTTTTTTCATACATTAAAACAATAGAAGTCCTGTTGTAATAACAAACAAAGTTTTAAATAAAGCAGCATTTTGTGCATCACTAAACTCTTTTGGTTCTGGTTTATTGGCAGCAATATACTCTGGTTTATATCGACTGCCATCTGGAATCTTATCAGGGTTTGATTCCCAATATGCAGCAGCTTCAGCACCGATGAGACCGTTTACAGGACACGGGGTCCCTGCATCCATCATACTTGTCCAAACACGACTGTCTTGACAGAGTAAAGCTACCGCCGATACTTTCATGCCGTAAGCATACTGACTACGAGATAATTTTAAAAGCTGACATAGTTCATCGTCTACTAAAATTCCTGTGGCTACACCTAGTACATTATTTTGTACACTTCCGCCCACACCCACCTTACATATATCACTGTTTGAATTAGCGATAACGGGTGCATTTGCTGTAGGTGGTGTAGAGTTTGTCACTACAGTTGATGACACGGTATTTGTTTCAGCGTAAGATTTTTTTTGAAATCCTATTATAAGAACACATGTAATTACAATAGCTGAACACAGCCACATCAACCAGTCTTTTTTCATCATCCTATTCTTAAAGGCTTCATCTGTCTTGTTAATTCTTTTCTCTTTTCCCTCTTTCTTCTTTCAAACATATCCGCAGCAGTCATTCTACCTGCAGTTGGTTGAGCAGATACATCTGTTCTTCTATTACCTGCCATAGGTTTAGATGTTTGTTTTGCCTC